GATAGTGAGAGAATTTAAGCAGTTGTTTAAACAAATTTCAACAACCCCTCTAAAACCAGTATTTTATACTGCTTTTAGCGTGTCGGAATTTATAGCCATTGACTGATTTAGCCATTGAAAGCATGAGCAGTTTAAACGCAATATAAAAATGCTACTCGCCAGTAATACGCTAAAACCATTGATTTATACTGCTTTTAGCCATTGATAAAAACTTGCATGCTCTGCGAGTACCTAATTTAACTGACTTTAGAAGATTACTCGCCAGTAATATGTTTAAACATTTGCAGGCTTTGCAGTTGCAGTTGCGATTGATAGGGGGGGCGCGGGCTTACTGATTGCAGAGTCAGTGCCTCACCGCGCCCTAGCACTGCTCTGCCCTAGTTTTGTTTTGCTAAGTGCATGCAGTTTTGTTTAAACACTTTGCAAGGTGCAGAGCGAGGTGCAAAATCTGCACCCCAGGGTTTTTAAAAACACTGAGCGTGTGTGTGTATGTATCTACTTACATAACTTTGCTAGTCCTCGCCCCCCATAAATGTGGCTCTGACCTGCGCTTTTACTGATTTACTATAAGTGTGGCGTAAATCACATGCCCAGAAGTGTCCGCTAAGGACCTTCTGGACACCTATAGTATAAGTGAGGAGGCAAAATTATCGGAGCCTCCGAACATTAACTACAACCCGTAGGGTTGTTGCCTAGTATTAGCCCTAACCTTCGGGCTTCGTTTAGACTTCGCCCTTCGGTTAGAAGTTAAGCCCAAGGCTCCCTACAGTCCGCCTTGGAGAACCTATGGAAAGAAAGCGCGTAACCTCTGCTTCGCATAAAAGCGATGCTATCAAAAAGCAAGTTATTGATTTTTTAATGCAGGGTTACTCTACCCAAAAGGCTATGGATGCCGTAGGTAGAAGTGTTAAGACCTACGAGTACTACCGTAAGGTTGACCCATCCTTTGCTCTAGCCGTAGACAAAGTGCGGTCTATGACCGCAAGAGGTGAGATAGGTAATGTAAGAGGGGAAGTACCACCCTTCCCCGAATTCTCAGAAAAGTATCTAGGTACCAAAGTTTTCAAACATCAAGAACACTGGATTGACCTACTGGAAAGTAGAGAACTCACAGACCTACACCCTGCCATAACCTATGAAGAGGGTGCTCAAGATTTATTAATTGTTAATACTCCACCAGAGCATGCAAAGTCTACGACTATTACGGTCAACTATGCTGTCTATCGGATTTGCCAGAACCCTAATATCAGAATCATGATTGTGTCTAAGACACAGGCTATGGCGCAAAAGTTCCTGCTCTCCATCAAGAACAGACTAACACATCCTAAGTATCAGGACCTACAACTAACCTTTGGACCTCCAGGGGGATTTGAAAAGAATTCTGATTCATGGAAGCAGGACTTAATTTACTTATCCTCCGAGGCTCGTGACTCAGGTGAGAAGGACCCCACCGTACAGGCTATTGGTGTAAGGGGTCATATTTACGGTGCTCGTGCCGATTTAATTATCATGGATGACTGCGTTGACAATACCAACGCCCATGAATACGAGAAACAAATTGACTGGATTCAATCTGAAGTTATGTCCCGTATTGACGACAACGGGGGCAAACTTTTAATTATTGGCACTCGCCTAAGACCAAGAGATTTATATTCAGAACTACGCGACCCTATGCGCTACCCTGATGAAACTTCACCATGGACTTACTTTGCACAACCTGCAGTATTAGAATTTAACGAGGACCCCGACAAGTGGGTAACGCTATGGGCAAAAACTAACATAGCCCCCATATCAGGTGTTGGCTCTCCAGATGCTAATGGGTTGTACCGCAAGTGGGATGGACAGGCTCTCCACAAACGCAGGGCAAGACTATCTCCAAACTTATGGGCAATGGTTTATCAACAACAACAAGTCCACGAAGATTCAGCATTTCCATCCGAGGCTATTAAAGGAATTATTAATGGTGCTCGCAATGTTGGTCGCATACCTAAAGGCAAGGCTGGCGTAAGACCAAACGGTATGGATGGATTGATTGTGGTCGCAGGACTAGACCCTGCAGGCTCAGGTCATACCGCAGCCGTATGTTTAGGTTTAGATATATCTACACAGAAGAGATACCTGCTAGATGTATCCAATGTCGCTGGCATGAAGCCTGATGCGATACGAGAATTAATTAAAAACTGGACTGACGATTATCAGATTTCTGAGTGGCGAGTTGAGAAAAATGCTTTCCAAACAATGTTAACTCAGGACCGTGAGGTACGAGAATACCTTTCGTCCAGGGGTGCAATACTACGAGAACATCATACAGGTCAAAACAAATGGGATACTGATTTCGGGGTTGCATCCCTGACGACATTATTCCACGGTTGGGAAGATGACAACGCATTAATTGAGTTTCCATCAACCCATGCTTCTGAAGGAATTAAAGCGCTTATTGAGCAATTAGTAACCTGGTATCCAGATGCGCCGAAAAGTCAAAAGACAGATACTGTGATGGCATTTTGGTTCGCCGAACTTGGTTGCCGTGACAGGGTAGCAAACGCTTCAACATTTGCCCGTACACATAACAGCCTTAGCATGTTCCATACTCGTTATGACCGTAACCGACAAATAACTTTACAACTAGACGACATATACTCATAGAATAGGACTAGGCGTGCCACTTTCCCTAGACGAAATTAAAACTAATTACGAACGCTACAAGCAAGCCTTTGCTGACCGCGATACTCGCATGGAGCAAATCCTTCTTGTACGCAAGGGTCGTATGCGTGATGTGTTCCCAGATTTGTTTCCAGACGGTCCATTTGAGAACCCTATTGTTGCAAACATGGTGGACATTGCAGCACGAGATTTGTCAGAAGTTATCGCACCCCTTCCTGCTTTCAACTGCAACTCACCAACTATGGTGTCAGAAAAAGAACGCAAGAAAGCAGACAAGCGCGAAGAGATTGTAAACGGAATTGTTGACTTCTCTGACATCCAAACCCAGATGTTTACTGCTGCTGACCGTTATGTTTCTTACGGTTTTGTACCAGCACAGGTTGAGGTTGACTTAGATAACAACATGCCAAGAATCCGCTTCTTAGATTCTTATGGTTGCTATCCAATCATTGACCGCTTCGGCAAAGTCCATGGTATGTATCAAAGAATTAAGAAGCCTCTGGCTGACTTAATGGCTTCATACCCAGAATATGCCCATCTTCTATATGATAAAGATTCAACCAACTCAATGTTGGAAATTATTCGTTATCATGACAAAGACCAAGATATTCTATTTGTTCCTCAAAGAAACAACATAGTCATAGATAGGGCACCAAATCCCATTGGTGAAGTTCTTATTCGTGTAATTCAGCGACCATCACTTGACTCTGAATCAAGAGGACAGTTTGACGATGTATTGGCAATTCAAGTTGCTAAGGCTCGTTACGCACTACTTTCGCTTGAGGCTGCAACTAAAGCAGTTCAAGCACCACTCGTAGCCCCTAGAGATGTAAGCGAGATTGCCCTTGGACCAGATGCCGTTATTAGAACTGAACGACCTTCAGATGTTCGTAGATTATCTATTGATATACCACCAGGTGCTTTTGCTCAACAGCAAGTACTTGAAGGAGAACTTCGTTTAGGAAGCCGTTACCCTGAGTCACGCACAGGAAACATTGATTCTTCAATCGTTACAGGTCGTGGCGTACAGGCTCTTATGGGTGGATTTGATACACAAATCAAAACAGCCCACGCAATGTTTGCTCGTTCCTTTGTTGAGTTAATTGGACTTGCACTTAAGGTAGACGAAAAAGTTTTTGGCGATATGGAAAAGAATTTACGCGGTGTACGCAATGGTGTTCCATACGCAATTAAATACAAGCCAAGCCGTGATATTGATAAAGACTACACAGTAGATGTTCAATATGGACTCATGGCAGGGCTTGACCCAAACCGTGCATTAGTGTTCGGCTTACAGGCTCGCGGAGATAAACTTATATCTCGTGACTTTTTACGCCGTCAAATGCCATTTTCATTTAATGCAACACAAGAAGAAGAAAAAGTTGATACAGAAGATTTGCGCGATGCAATGAAGCAGGCTATTGCCTCTTATGCTCAAGCAATTCCAGCACTTGCATCTCAAGGACAAAATCCTTCAGACATTTTGTACAAATTATCAACTGTCATTAATCAACGCCAAAAGGGTACGCCTATTGAGCAAGCGGTATCTGAGGCGTTCCAACCACAGAATCCCCCACCTGGTGCGATGATGACCCCTGAAGGTGTAAGTCCCGAACTTGCTGGGCAGTCAGGTGCGGTCCCCCCAGGTGAGGGGCAACTTCCAATGGGATTAAGTGAAACTGGTCGTATGCAAGGTGTTGCTCCTGGTCAAATTGCTCCAGGTG